TGATGACCTAAAGATTAACCTAGACCGCGTTAGCCACATGATTACAGAAATGTGGATGGAAGGTCCTAATGGCTACGGTAAGATGAAAGTTTTACCAACGCCAATGGGACAACTAGTTAAAACTATGTTAGAAAGCGGTGTAAAACTAGGTGTCAGTAGTCGCGGATCCGGAAACGTCAAGGATGACGGATCCGGTGAAGTATCAGAATTTGAAATTATCACAGTAGATGTGGTAGCACAACCGTCGGCCCCAGGCGCATATCCAACGCCAATATATGAGCATTTGATGAATTCCAGGGGTGGTTACAAGGCATTTTTAACAGCACAGGAAGTACAAGGCGACAAAAAGGCACAGCAATACATTAAGGAAAGCCTATTAAAAATAATAGGCAGGCTCCAGTAACCAAGGGAGAAATTACATGTTGGATGCGCTAAAATCATTATTCGAGAACAACGTGGTTTCCGAGGAAATCAGAGCAGACATCGAAACGGCTTGGAATTCAAAAATCCAAGAAAACCGTGAACTAGTTACACAGCAACTACGCGAAGAGTTCGCACAAAAGTACGAACACGACAAATCAGTGATGATCGAAGCCATTGATCAAATGGTATCAGATCGTCTAAGTTCAGAGATTCAAGAATTTACAGAAGATCGCAAGCAATTAGCAGAGGCCAAGGCCAAGTATGCTGTTGCAATACGTGAACATTCAAGTAAATTAAACGAATTTGTTCTTGAATCTCTTGCAAAAGAAGTTACAGAACTGCACGGTGACCAAAAAGTCATGGCAGAGAACTTTGCTAAACTAGAAAATTTCGTTGTCGAAGCACTGGCTAAAGAAATTGCAGACTTCTATGAAGATAAGAAAGACTTGGCAGAAACTAAAGTACGCCTAGTAAAAGAAGCAAGAGAACAATTTACTGTATTAAAAGGTAAGTTTGTTAAACAGGCAGCAGGTCTAGTTGAATCAGTTGTATCACAAAGTCTCCAAAAAGAGATCGTACAACTTAAAGAAGATATCGACTCTGCACGTCAAAACGATTTCGGTCGTAAGATTTTTGAAGCATTTACTTCCGAGTATCAGAATAGTTTGATGAATGAGAAATCAGAAACAAGCAAACTATTAAAAGTAATCGCAGAAAAAGAACAGGCACTAGCAGAAGCACGTGACGTTATTTCAGAAAAGCAAGCACTAGTTGAAAGCAAGGAACAAGAAGTTGTTCGCGCTCAAGCCACTGCTGAGCGTAAAGAAGTCATGAGCGAACTTTTAAATCCTTTAAGCAAGGATCAGAAAGAAATTATGTCTGAATTATTAGAAAGTGTGCAAACTGTAAAACTACGTAGTAGTTTTGACAAGTATCTACCAGCAGTATTAAGTGGTAGCACACCGGAGAAGAAGAAGGCACTTGTCGAGGCAAAAGAAATCACAGGCAATAAAGAAAATCATAGCATTAGTAGTGCTAACAGTCAAGCGGAAGTAATCAATATTCGCCGTCTTGCTGGAATCAAATAAGGAGATATTATGTCAGAACTACTAGAAAGCCGCTGGCAAGAAACTAAAGAGGCACTATTAGAAGGCCTTTCAGGAACCAAGAAGTCAGTAATGGGAGTTACACTCGAGAACACTCGTAAGTATCTATCAGAATCTGCTACTGCTGGATCCACTTCTGCCGGTAACGTTGCAACACTTAATCGTGTTATCCTACCAGTTATTCGTCGCGTCATGCCAACCGTTATTGCTAACGAGTTAGTTGGTGTACAGCCTATGACTGGCCCAGTTGGTCAAATCCATACCCTACGTGTTCGTTACAGCGATTCCGTAACAAATACATCAGACGGCGCACAGACTACTGTAGCAGGTGAAGAGGCTCTAAGCCCATTCAAGATTGCTGAACAGTATTCAGGTTCTGGCGCAGGTAAGGCCGCGGCTACAGCAGCCCTAGAAGGCGCCGCTGGAAACAAGATGAGCATTCAGATCTTGAAACAAACAGTTGAAGCAAAAACTCGTAAATTGTCTGCACGTTGGACGTTCGAGGCTGCTCAAGATGCACAAGCCCAACAAGGCATTGACATCGAAGCAGAAATCATGGCTGCTTTGGCTCAAGAAATCACTGCTGAAATCGACCAAGAAGTTCTAGGTTCTTTATTGAATCTAGCAGGTACACAGAACAACGAGAACTTTAATCAAGCCGCTGTTTCTGGTACAGCAACATTCGTTGGTGACGAGCATGCCGCATTGGCAGTTCTAATCAACAGAGTTGCAAACCGTATCGCTCAACGTACACGTCGCGGTGCTGGTAACTGGGCTGTTGTTAGCCCACAGATGTTGACTGTTCTACAGTCTGCAACTACTAGCGCATTTGCACGTACTACAGAAGGTACATTTGAAGCACCTACAAACACCAAGTTTGTTGGTACACTAAACGGCGCAATGAAGATTTATGTTAACACATACGCCGCTGACACAGCAAAGATCCTTATCGGTTATAAAGGTTCTAGCGAATCAGAT